TCATCTTCATCATCTTCGTCATCTACGTCGTCGTCATCTTCATCATCTTCGTCATCTACGTCGTCGTCATCTACTTTTTCGACAACTTTTTTTGCTTTCTTTTTCTTAGATTTTTTTTCAGATTCTTCTGATTCTTCTAACCCTAGAAACAGTCTAGAGATTTCTTCATAAGACTTTACTTTAAGAATCTTATCAAGATCTGCGACTTCGTCTAAAATAGACTCATCGTAATCTTGACGAGGACGCCGGAAATCAAGTCGAGTGGTTTCTAAAAACTTCCGTCCTTCGTATGTATTTTCACTCAACCGAAACTTTAGAGTAGAGCCACCTTCCAAATCGGCGAAACCACAATCATCAAAATCATCTGTTTCGTCTAATTCGCGCTCAAGCACTTGAGCAAACTTGTACGATGACCAATTGAACACCTTTATGTTCCTCTCTTTATCCGACGGATCTACGATATTGAACAAACATTGTTCACGACTCTTTAACGCACGAATCAGATCTTTATTAACATCATAGTCCTTAGACAACCGATCAACTTCTTCACAAATAGGACACGGCTTATTAACAGACCTGGGACACACAACAGGCTGTCTTTCAAGAAAATGCAAACGATAAGTTCTCCTGTACCACAAAGAACCTTTTTCAATCTCATCGGGATGAAAAGCATCCGAAACAACATAAGGCAAAATATCTATTTCAAATACGCCTTTGTCTTCTGGATACCATTCTTGCACATGACCGGGTAGATTTAATGATCGATTTCCTTTCCGTGCGTCTTTTGCATGTTGCCGAACTTTGTCCCTCATTGACGTTTTTCTACTTTTCTTTTTTACCATTTTGAACCTCCTGTTTTATGTTTCTACATAAGGCATCCAATAGACCCGTGCCTAAAGAATATGCCCAAACTCGTATTACCAAAGGACCTACAAAAAACAATATAGCTAAGATCAAAATTGCCAGGAATAATAACTTCAATCTTCATCTCTCCTTTTTATTTTAATCTTTCGTTTCTTTCTAATTAAAGCGGGTTTTTCTTGAGGCTGACCATAATAAGATTGAGAATGAAGAAAACAAAGATTTTCTAAAGCCTTCCTTCGTTGTTCTAATGCTATAGAAAATTTAGAAAGCTCTTCTGCTTTTCTTCTTGTATCTATTAATTTTACCATTTGAGTACAATATGATTTTTGCAACTTTATTGTTTGTGAAATAATAGACTCTGTCAGCTTATCTATACCGTATTTATCGGGAGCACTTCTAATATCAGAAGATATTTCTGCCTCAAGCCTATCTAAATTATATTTTTCAACATCTGCTTCTGCTCTAGCCTCTACCGCCTTTTGTGCCCATACAAAAAATAATCCAGATTGCTCTAACCATTCTTTATCTAATGCTAATGGGTCTATTTGAAGTAATGCGGGATCCATGCCGTCTCCTTTACTTAGTTATTTTATTATACAGGTCAACAACATTATTCAGAAAACAACGATTCATAACACGCAGCTATTAACCTCGCTTTTCCTGTTTCAAAAAACGGACCTCTTTCTAAAAAAGAATCCAATACGAGGTATGCACTTTTATCTCCATTTAACAAACATGCAGACGCATAACCTAGAACAGCCTGTCTAATAGATTCAGGCTCACCTGCTATGTTTTTCAAAATAACAGAAATATCAGACCATTTTTTCTTAGACATAAGAGCACGACAAAGATCAATGCTTTGTTTTTCTTGCTCTTCGACCACATCAACTTCTGTATTAGGATCGTCTAATTTTAAAATCTGTTCCAACAAAGATAAAGCAAGTCTAGGAGATCCTTGAGATTTCTCTGCAATACTTCTTATAACTTTTGATTTCAAAACTACATTTTCTTTTCGCAATACCTCCCCTATAAGAAGAATAATTTCTTCCTCACTCAAGTGCTCAAAAGAAAACATTGTACACCTGGTCCTAATTGTTTTTATTAACTTATCTGGATCTGTGGTCGCCAAAATAAGATAAGCATGACTGGGTGGTTCTTCTAAACTTTTCAACAAAGCATTTTGAGCATCGTTTGTCAATTTATGGCACTCATCTAACAACCAAACTCTACTAAGACCTTCCATAGGAAGATAATTCATGCTTATCCTCAAATCCCTTATAGTATCTATTCCCCTAAAATCGGCGGTATCTAACTCTGAATAATCGTTGCCTTTACACTTTATCATTTTCGCCATTATTCGTGCAGCTGTAGTTTTTCCACAACCACTAGGCCCTGTAAGGAGAATACTATGAGATCTATTCTCATTATCTGCCCAAGCTTTTATTTTTTGAACAGTCCTTTCGTTACCTACCAACTCACTTAATTTTTTAGGACGGTGTGTTTGATAAAGACTCATATGCTTCCCTTTCTTGCTCGTGTGCTATATGCACTTGTTTAATTTTTCTCAGCCTACTTACCTGTTTACTTACCTATTATAGTTACACATTCTCTAATGCAATTCTCGGCATTTCTCAGCCTACTCACGCACACATATATATTATCTGTGTATTACTTTTTTATTAAACCAGCTTTCATTTACATCAGATGCCTCTATTTCAATTTCTAAAGGCAATATTATCCAATCCCAATACTCCCTAATTTTTTTTGTAGATATTTCTGTGAGAATATCTATATATTCCTCAAACTCATTTTCGGGAACATCTGCCACAATACTATCGTGAATTTGCCCTATAAGTTTTGTTTTCATCTTACGCTTGCGGAGTGCTTTGGTCAAATTAATAAAACTCCACAGCAAACAATGAAAAGCAGAGCCTTGAATAGGAAAATTAATAACTTCATTCTTCTTCATATACCCGCGGCAACTAAACCCTGTATATGTATCAAAATAAAATTTCTTTTGATAAGTTTCCCACCACTCTGTGCGCCAATTTTGATATACAGGAAATCTATCAAACCAAAATTTATCTTCTATCCTTTTTATATGTTCTAAAAAAGAAGAAAAAGTTCCTATTTTCTGATACTTTAATTCTGATAAAAGATTCTTACCATCGGATGTTTCTATGGTTTGTTCTGTCACAGCTTCCCATAAATCCGGTGCAATTAATTTATGATAAGAACCATAAAACATAGGAAATACGAACTTATTTTTAACTATATTTCTGATCTGTTTTGTAACCAACTTTAAAGGAATTTTATATACTTCTGCGGCCATTTCTTTATGCATATCATAATTCGTATTTAGATATTGCAACATGGTAGGATCTTTATGGTAACATGCGGCCACTCGTACCTCTATACCAGAATAGTCTGCTTCCACTATCCTATTTCCTTTTCTTGGAATAAATGCAGAACGAACTAGTTCTGATACCCAAGGATCCCGTACAGGTATATTTTGAAAATTAGGCGAAGATGAAGAACTTCTATAAGTTACCGTGGTATGAAGATTAAAATTAGGATAAATATAACCATCAATAACTTCATTCAAAATTCCCAGAACATACGTACTTTTGGCTTTTACCAATTTTCGTAATTCTAAGATATCCTTCACAAAAGGATTATCTATCTTACCCAAAACACCTTTATCTAAAGTACCTTTTACGTCAATACCATAACATTCTCTTAGAACAAATCTCAGCTGCTCTAAACCACCAAATCTCAAAGAATCCCCATATGTCTTTTTCCAAAGTTTACCTCCTTTAGATTTTAATATCTTTTTTTCAAATCTCTTTTCCTCTGCTTCTAGTTTTTGATATGTTTTTTCTAAATGATGCACATCTATCCTAATACCGTTCTGCTCTGCTACACCTAACGCCAATGCGCCGTCGTGTAACAGCTTATATCCTTTTTCATTAATAGGATTTAATTTCATATAAAACACCTCATCTGCATTTTCGCTAATCTATATTCAAATACAGAATCTAAAGCATTATACTCAAGTAGATCGTTTGTATTCATTTCAAAAATATCATTATATCCATTTCTTTCGTTTGCGGTAATATACCTATAAGCTTTTTCTGCATAATCGGGTATACCGAAATTCACAAACACCTGCATCTTTAGACCAGAATACAACTCTCGGTTATCTTCTACATGAGCACAGAGCATTGTATCATGTACCCAGTTTCTTATTTCAATACCCAGCTTTACAGAAGTCCAAATATGCTCAAACTTCATATTGGATGCTATTTTTCCTATAAATTTGCTTCTATAAATCTTCTTTAGATAGGGTACTATTGTTTTATCAAACAACATAGCAACGCCCAAATCATTTGTATCAGAAAAACTAACAGAAACAATCTTAGAATTTTTCAATTGTGGTCTAAGACAATTTGTTTCATAATCAAAAGCAAGGTGTTTTGGTTTTTTCTCTATAAGTTTTTTCAAATACCGTACTCTATCATCTCCGTATAAATGCTCTGTCTGTGGATAATTCTGTAACTCTTTTGGAAACCCTTTATCAATAAAAGAAATAAATTTCTTTAGATATGAAATCCATATATTTTTCAA